TTCGATTAGGCACTCATAGTATTCTGTGATTAAATCGTTATCTTGATCTTTTGACCCTACTAACTGATTGAAAGAAATTAAGTTGTGCATGAATCGGACTCCTATTTTACTGGTTCATAATGTAGAGATTTAAAGCATCTTGAATCTCCAATTCTGTAGTTATTTATGTGTTGATACCCTAAATTTAAGGTTTTTGTAATAAAAATTTATGCCTACTCGCCTAGTTTATGTATTACTGGTTTCTCTCTTGTTAGCACATTATAGAGTTCGATATTAGTCGCACATGACACAGGATAGAACTCTGCACTTGGATCAAATCCATCATATCTCTTTGCCTGATTAATTACTATTGAACCATTCTCTCCTGATACTGATCTATGAAATGTACCACGAGGTATAAACAATGCACCATTATGAACATTCAGATTTACTATGTGATATGGATACTTCCATTTGTAATTTACTAACTCAAATGTCCGTTGTCCTGATACTACTCTGTTGTAATCATCTTGAAAACTATGAATGTAAAATTGTTTTGCTCCCACATTATCATTTGGTGGAGATACTGCTGCTCCTGTATGAACTACAAGATCAGAAGCATTTGACTCCTCTACAGTTATGTCGTAGAATATTACATCCTCTGTCTCACGAAAGACAACGTGTTTTTTATAATGAACATCACTCATTATCGCCACTTAGATAATGGTTTAGTTTCAATTAATTTTGCTGTTTCTATATCATCACTTTCATCTGGATTCGTGTGGTAGGTCACATCCTTCAATGTTTTAAGATATTCTAAAACATGTTCCCTTATTTCCATCAAGTCTTCATAACAACCCTGATTGTATGCACATCCACGCAAATCGTGGTCAGGTTTCATAACTGACTCGGTAAAAAGGTCTAATGCTCTCTGATACTTGACAGATGCTGACTCTTGCCCTATTGATGCTTGATCCTTCATAGTTTTATTTTTTCTTTATATATTAATTCCAAGCATCATCTGTGAAGAAATCAGCATTAACACTAACAATTGTAGCATTTGGATTTCTAGCAAGTGCAACTTCTCTTGCATCTTGATAGTCACGAGCATGAACTGACTCATAGAATACTTTACCTGCAACTATGAGTTCAACTTTACACTTCATTAAAAGAACCTCCCTTTGGATGCAAAGTTAACGATTGCAAATGATGAACCTATACAAAATGTCATCAATACGAGTGTTAGAACAAATCCTTCAATCATGGTATCTCCTTTAATTACTCTTATTATATAATATCCAGTATGTTTATGCAACCCTCTTGTGTCGGTTTATTAACTGGTTGATAATCTTGTATTCTTTTCTGAATTAAGTTACCATATCCTTCATTGAGTTCACACCCAATATAATGACGATTTAGTGACTTTGCTACTGCCGCTGTAGTACCTGCACCCATGAATGGGTCAAGTATTGTATCCCCCTCTTCACTCCCTGCCTTGATGCAAGGTTCGATTAAATCAGGTGGATAGGTTGCAAAATGTGCTTCTTTATAAGGTTTAACTGTTACTGACCAGACAGATCGTTTATTCTTTGTTGGATATGATTTTGTAAGTCCCGAATGTGGTTGTAGTCCTGTTCCTTCGTTGTGATATTTTCCGTTTGTTCTGTCTCTTGTTCCCCAATCTTTTGCGGGTTCTTTGATTGCTTCATTATTGTAATAGTATTTTTTGTTTTTACTGAATAAAAATATGTACTCGTGTGACTTAGTACACCTATCTCTTACACTCTCAGGCATAGGATTAGGTTTATGCCAGATGATGTCTTGTCTCAGATACCATCCGTCTGCTCGCATTGCGAAAGCGAACATCCATGGGATTCCAATAAGGTCTTTTTCTTTGAGTCCTTCGATTCTATTTCCTCTGCGAGAACACATATCTGGTAAGTCTTGTTTAGTAGTTGAGACACTTTGTTTTGGTAGTCCTTGTCCTTTTCCAGGTCTGTAATTATAGTAACTATCCCCAAGATTAACCCAACAAGTTCCATCATCTGTAAGCACATTGCGAACCTCCTTAAATACGTTTACTAGATTTTCAATATATTCTTCTGGTGTTTCTTCAAGTCCTATCTGACTATCTTGTCTAACAGCACCACACTTTGGGCATACTGTTTTGTATATCGCATCCCCCACTCCATACATTTCATCATGATTCTTATGACCTGTATTACAATTCTCAGGTTTGACTTTACTGTCTCTCCTGTGATTGCAATTAGGATCGCCACCTATCCATGTTGCTGTACCATAATCTCTAAGTCCATAATATGGTGGGGATGTAACGCAAGTCCTAGCACTTTGAGGTGAAAATTCACTCAAAGTTTTCTTGCAATCTCCAAATAAAATAGTGTCGTTCATCTTGTAACTGTAACTGTTGCTGCTTCGCCCCTGTTGAAGATAGTATCGACTACTGCTTCAACCTTTCTGGCGGTTGTGATACCCACTTTAGAATATACTGGTACACATATCATACCATAAATTTTGTCTTTTGCCCCTTTGCGTATCACTCTACCAATCGTCTGACTAATAGTAATGTAATCCATAGACCTCATAAACAATACTGCTTCAAGTCCATGAACATTGATACCCTCTGAGAGTATGCTGTGATGTAGAACTACAAACTTCTTGTCTGAATCTCTACCCCACTCATTAAGTGTATCAAAGAATGTCTCTCTGTCCACCTTCTCTCCATCAATAATCGCACCTGTCTTACTTGTGATGGTCATCCAAGAATAACCTCTGTCTGCAAGATCACTTACAAAGTCTGTAAAGTAAACAAGTGATACGATTTGTTTTGTGGACTTTGCACATATCAATACTTTGTCCTTCTGTATGTTATCTATCGCCTGTATCATCTGCTCACAATCACGTTCAGCAACCAACTCATTCTTATCCAAGATTCTTGACTTATAGACTTCAACTTTTGGTGGTAGTATGTATCCATCCCTGACTAACTTTGGTGCAGGAACTTGACAGATCACATTACCATATACCTCACTCCAGTTCATTCCTGCTTTCTGAGGAGTCAAACTATGCTTTGGTGTTGCTGTAAAGAAGAAAGACCTTTTCGCATTGTATGAGAAGTATTCAGTAGCAGGGAAAAAGTTTTTCTGAACTGAGTTATGTGCTTCATCAAAATAAATTGCGTCAACTGCAATATTAGATTCTTGAACTCTATGTAGTGAATGATATGTAGTGAATATAAGTAAATTATCTGTGCTATTATTGACCCAATATTCTAACTGATCTGCTTTAGTTGTGCTTTTGTGATGTGTCTCTCCACTATGAACATGAATCACATCTGCGTTGGTAATAAACTCCAAAAACTCAGAGGATAATTGGTTCGCTAGTAAGATGCGAGGTGCAACAACTACAACTGTCTTTGGTAAACTGTCCTGTGCGAAGAGTCTTCTCACATCTTCTATCATGCACATTGTTTTTCCACCACCTGTGGGAACAATGATCTGACCCTTATTGTGAGTCTGCATTGCGTTTAATCCGTCTAATTGATGTGGTCTGAGTTGCATACTAATATCTTTGATGTCCTTATTATAGCACAATCATATCTACTATCCAACTGCTTGTGACAGTTATATTATTGGTAACGATAAATCCTCTGCATAAGTCATATTGATACCACCTTTGTAATCTCTCTGTGTATGCACTGCTGCTAATTGAAACCCAAGTTGTGGCCAAGGTTTTGATGGTGTATTCACACAATATATCTCTTTGATCGCAAAGTTATGACTTCTCATATCTCTGATTCTTCTCTTTGTGGTATAGTGATTAATAGTCGTTAAGTAAACAATATTATCTGATACTTTCATTCCATGCTCTAAAAATGCTTGCATCTTTGACCAAGGTGGATTTGTAATTATCCAATCAACTTTTTGTGTGTAAGAAAGAAAATCTCTACCCTCTCCAAGTTCACACCAATCCTTCGTATCATTAGGAAAGTTATCATAAAATGCACCTGTTCCTCTTGATGGGTCAAGTATTATACCAGTAGGATTGAAATGTCTGATTATATCTTTTGCAAGATACTCAGGAGTCATTACTATATCTTTCTCTGGTTCATTCTTTGGTGGGCAAAATGCTCTCATTTATTAAAAGTTCTTGTCTTTGAATCTACTGTAAGTCTAATCGGTCTTGCTTCATATTCTACACCAGCTCTTATCAATTTGTCAATATTAAATGAACATTGAACTCTGCGTTGTTTTTTACTATCAACTTTAGGATGTATCTTCATCTGTGCATCTGCATCCTCTGTGATAGTCTTCAATACTTGTCTCTCAACCTTAGTCTCTTGTTGTGCAGTTCTACCCTCTGGTATAGATTTGATATACTCATTGAACTCTCTGAGTTTTTCGTAACTCATTCTTCCCCATAAGAGTGTCTCATGCTCTGGTTTAATATGAAATGTGTATTCTGTATGAAATATCTTTTTATCTCCAACCTGATCCCATACTCCTATGATAATATCATACTCTGTTTCTGATCTTCTTCTAAGTATGTCTCCACAATCAACCTTTCTACCCTTCGCAGTTTTGATACTCACATCTTTATCAGAGTGTAATCCCTTTACAATGTCCATAGATGAAGTATATCCATTGTCTTTCATTGAATCATACTCATCTTTACTGAATCCTGTAAGTTCCCTAATCTTTATGTCTTCAAAGTAATTACCATGTGCTTGAACTTCCATTGATTCTCCTTATTATAATATCATTATAGCAAAAAAAAGACCCCAGAGGGGTCGTGTGTGACGCTTTCGCTACTGTCTCTTAAAGAATATATAATCCGACTTACAATCCATACAAAGGTATGTATAAGTTTTCATAATTACGCTGCTGAATGATCTACCTTCCTCCATGAAGACCCATTATAGAAACATATCCTATTCAAATCAGAATCGTAAACCATAGCACCCTCTTGCATACCAACTAAGTTACCTCTCTCAGTAGTCGTGACTATAGGAGGATACATATACATTCTATTATTATCCTCTGCTAGTTGTACAACATCAGCATGATTCCTACCAGCATATCTAAAGTCAACAGCTGCTAATATCGCTGTAGTTCCAACACCTACCCCCTGAAATATTGCCTTACCATGCCTTACGTCTAAGGCGTTCATACCAACGTCATTGTATGGTGCTTCTGTGCCTATCGCAACTGTATTGTTTAAATCAATATTAATTCCAAATCCTCTTGCATCATGGTTATTATTAACACCAGCTGAGAATGAACCACCGATTGCAACGAAACTTTGGAAAGTTGATATTCCAATAACATTCAAAGCACTATCCACATCTAAGTTTAAAACTGTAGAATGTCCTTCAGTTGCATTTAAATTCAATCCTGTAATATCCGAATCAACTAATCCATAACTACCAGTTAAAAACAAATCCCCTGCTACAGTCAGATCATTTTTGACTGTAAGATTATTACCTATGAAAGCATTACTTGTAACTGTGCTAGTTCCTACAACGTGAAGATTATTGTCTGGATTTGTACGCCCAATACCTAACTTTTTATCATAGGTCAGAGTCATTAATTGGTCAGTATTCTTACCTCTTAACCAAAAGAATCCTCCAGTATTGATACCAGCTGCCCCTGCATGAAGATAATTATTAATACTGCCTGTGGTGTAGTTAATAATATCCAAATCATTTGATTCACTATATGGATAAGAACCTGCTTCATTACCAAATTTAATTGCACCAGCGGCTCCTTGCTGATCTAATCCTCTACTTAAAGTGATGATACTTTCATTTGTATCACTAGAAACTAAAACAGATGATATGCCCGACTTCTTAACATGAATATCTGCTTGAGGTGCTGTAGTACCAACACCAATCGGTGCATTTTGATTAGGTGTGACTATCGAACCTGTGACTGTTAATATTCCTATTTGTGCGTTATCAGATGTAAATGACCCGAAACTTAAATCTAGTCCATCTATTAAATCTCGTGCTGTTGTAGCAAAACCAACCACATCACCAAGAACACTACCTTGAAATTGTGATGCTGTTAAGATTCCAGAAAACTCATACCCTGCCTGTAAATAAGAATTAGATACAATACCAGATTTTATATTACTTGCGTTCAATGCTGTTATATCAGAACCCTCTCCCTTAAATGACCCTGCTGTTACAATTCCAGTAACAACCATGTTACCAGATGAGTTGATGCCTACTCCATTTTGGAAGTTGGATAGATCAGAATTACCACCAACTTGTAAGGTGAAACTAGGATTTGTGGTAGCGATACCAACGAACCCTTCATTGTATATACTCGTATAACCTAAACCAGGATCAAAGTCTGTCCATTGAGATGTAGGTATATTAAGTAATAATGCACCATCACCTCTAAATGATGTTGCACTTATTATTCCACTAGATGCGTATGCTGTAATCGCAGACCCTACATGAACATTACCACTAAATGATGATACTCCTACCGATTCCAATCCACCAGATATAAACCCACCAATCGCTGTTACTACTCCAACTGATTTTATATTTCCTCGAACATCAAGAGTCTCGCTAGGAACTGTTGTTCCCAAGCCCACATTGCCTAAACTGTTTACAAATAGATTATCCTCATCTACTTGCACACCATTTCTTAAATTAAATGACTTCCTTATATTTGCCATTCTATAGATAGATTTTTAGTTATTTATGATTACTTCTGTGTCTAGTTTTACATCTAGAAAAAGAAACTTTGCGTCTTCATCACAATAGTTTGCAGCACTATGAGTGTGATCCATGACTTCCCAACATTGTGGAACTCCAACATCCCAATGATATTTCTTATCATCATCCCACAACATGTAACATTTTTCTCGTTCTGGAACAACTAGAGGTATTTGTATCCTCTTATATTTGTGAAGATAAATCTCTGGATCTCGATGTGGTTTTAAATCTGCACCTGACGCAATATTTACAAATGCAGAGTAAAGTATATCTGGATTCTCGTGTATTTTAATTATATGCTCAGGCATAAAACTCTTGCGAATATTAGTCA